ATTGTATCTACTGCTGTTATTGGCTTGGTCGCTGCCAGTAGTCCACTTCTTCTTAACGCAGTAAAACCATTAGTAAAACAGATAGTGAAAAAGCTTACAAAGAAGAAAGATAAGGTAGAATAAAAGAACCCTATTCGACAAGGCAATGGATAGGGTGTCTAGGTGGGCAAGTTTAACCGTGCTTGCCTACTGCTTTAATTTATGAGTATGTGGGATAACTTGATTTGGTGGGATGTTAACAACAATATCTTCACAAGTAACGGCACTAGGAGTATTAGGTTTGAAAGTAACACCATCTTTTGCCATTTTTGAGCACATCTCCAAACGATAGAGACTAATTTCCATTTTAGTTTTCTTAATTAATAGTCTTTGAGCTTCTATATTTACTTGGGTCGCTTCGTGGCAAAGGGCTGGTGACTTACCTAACGGAATATTAAACTGAGCAGATATTCCATAATTTAAATTAAAATTATCTTTTTCAAATCTAGGTATTTCTGAATAGTATTTGATCTCTCCAGTATCTTCATCATAGATAGGTGTCCTCGTAATATATTCTTTGGGTCGTGCGAAAGACCAACTATCTGTTAAATAGGGTGTAATTGTAAGGCTAGGCGAAGCACATACTATGCCCTGACTCATTTTGTAAGATGGCATGGCTGAAGGTGTAATCATGGTGGCATTATTATTAACTACCCCTTGTGCATTGCTGCTGGGTGACGCAACTGTAGTGTTAGCCAAAACCCTTGCAGGGCAAAGAATTATAGCTATTGTCCAAACGTAGTTGTAACTTCTGAAGTGGTGCTTGTAGTTATTTGACGAGTTATACTTGTAACTGTATCCAGCCCTGGAGTAATGAGTGTTTCTTGTAGAGAAAAAGCTGCCCCATCGTTTGATATTGACCAACGAGGTATAGCTTCTAAGTTTGGTGAAGTCCAATGAAAGTTTACTCCCCCAACTGTTTGTTCATTCGTAGTCGTAGGAGTAGGGTTGATATATCCCGTTTCAGATTTGATATTATGTCCTGATGCTGAATAGCTGTAGCCTGTTCTGTATTGATGGCTTGTGATCGTTTCATTAATTATTGATTCAGATGTACTTGAAGTTGTGCTCGACCCTGTACGAAATTGTGGCACAATAGGCACAGCAAGGGTTCTTACTGGTAATACTAATAAAACTAGCAGCCAAAGTCTAGTCAATCGTAATAGTAACTTTAGTAGATCCTATGCAGCTTGTACCTGATCCACCAGCAGTACAAGTATGAATACCAGAACTCAATGAAGTAAGAGCAAGGTTTCCTGCTGTACCACCAGAAGCTACAGTTGTTGTTCCACCTAATACTGGCAATGCTGCTATACCACTAGAAGGAGTCACAGCAGATGGTGTGGCATCTCCCATTATTACGGACTCTGTTTTGCTGAAGGCCGACCCCGATGTTGTGATACTTGTATCTGTCTGAATCATTGCTGGCACTCCGTTGGATAGCGAGCCAACATTGATCCCACCTATCTTTCCTGATGTTGTGGTATCTCCTACAGTTACAGATGGAGTGATATTGTTTCCGCTTAAAGAATAGGTCGTACCAACTTTTTGGGTCGTTACGAATGGCATATCTACTGTAATCTGGGCAGATGTCACAAATTCCTGTTTTATGTCAGCAAAGGCAGCCGAAGGTAAGAATAGAAGTAAAGCAAACAGTTTTTTCATTTGATTCCTACTTTGTTTTTACTATTATCTATTATTTTAGGACCATTATTGTTACCTGTGCCACTTTTCTTGTTTCCTACGCTTATTCCATAAGATCCTAAAACCCCCGAAACGAGGCCAGCCGTGAACGCTCCATCAATCCTTACCTTACCCATGTATCCAAGAGTCATCATTGATAAGCTCCAAGTCAAAATTAGAAATCGGATAGCATGGCCAAAGATTTCACCCCATTCAATACCTTCTTTTTCTTCTTTCTCTTCAGCCATAAAAGTAAAGATTCTTGTCTAATACTAGCAAAGTAGCTATGTTTGGAAAGTAACACACATTTTTTTCATGTATAAGATTCTTAAACCAATCTTACTTACGTTCTTAACTACAACTGCTGTTAAGAGATTGATAGTAGATTTATTGAAAACAATAGCTAAACAAACAACAAATACTTTAGATGATAGAGCAGTTGAACTTTTAGAAAAACAATTATTCCCAATGAAATGAAAATTACTAAATTCCTCAACATTGACATAGAACCAGCACCTCCAGAGTTGGAGTTAGAAGTTGAAATGCAATGTAGAGAAATTATGAAAGCTAATGATATAGACAACGTTAAAAGATATTGCACACATATAGTTAGAAAGAAATTTGATCAAGATATCTTTATGGCTTCTTTATTAAATAGACTTATAGAGTTAGAGGCAGAAAGAGTTGTTCAGCAAATGAGAAAAGATAAGAAAAAGTCAACTAATCCAATTAAGAAATTCTTTCGTATTCCCTAATTTCTTCATCAGTAAAATCTCTAATCAATAAATTATCAATTTTATCAACTTCATAATTAAACTTAAGAACAGCAGTTCTTATGTGTTCTGTAACCCAACGGCCTTGATCATAAATTACCTGTGCTTTGCCATTATCCTTTATAAAAACGTAATGATCTTGTCCTTTTAATTGGACTTCTAATAAATTTTTTTCTAGATTGTTACGTCTAATTTCTTTAAGTTTGCGTAATTTGGCTATAGATTTTCTAACTGGTTTCATTTGAAATAAAGATCATGAACACGTTGAAGTGGGATTGCAGCTACAGCCGGAACAATACTATTGCCTAGGGCTTTAGTTCTGTCCACCCGATTGGATAACCCATAACTTCCTCTAGTATGTTTCGCTGACCATATTCCTGATTCCATTTTACTGAGGATCTTCCTTTGTAATCCCTCGCTGTTGGAGTCGGTAACATTCCCCTCAGATGATCGAACAATTCTACTGTCTGAGGATTCACTGCTTCTCGAAGATTGGCTAACTTGGTTCTGCCTTTCCTGTGGACTTGAGTCTGTTTCATCATTGATCTCATTGATCGAGGAGGAAGATGATCCATAGTCGTTGGTGTAGGCAACGCACCACCACCT